CCCAAGCAGTCGCAAATGATGTATTAACACAAGCAGAGAAAAAGTTTGGAGCGATTCAAAAAATAATGGATCCCAGCGCTGCTTCTTTAAATAAATTTTTAGTAAGTTTTGAAAGTCTTATTAATACTATAAAAGAAGGAATTGCAGGCGGTCTTGCTCCTGTATTCGAATTTTTAAGTGAAAGAACTTTAAGTCTTACAGCCGCTCTAGGGTTATTTGCAATTCCAATTGTTCGATCTATCTTACCAAGTTTTTCAGACTGGGGCGAAACAGCGCAAAAGAATTTCGATATGCAGTCGGATAAGCTCAAAGCTCTCGATAAAGATTACGATAAAATTCGTTCCACAATTAAGAATTTAGGGGCAGATAGAGATCAAGTACTTAAAGGGAATGAAGAATTCAATAGAGGTCTCGCAAAATCAGCAGGAATAGATACATCTTCCGCAAAGTCTACAGGTAAAGGTGGAGTTGATTTTTTATTTGGTGGTGCAGTATCAAGAGAGTCTCAGAAAAATGCAGAGATGATGCTTTCAAGGGCTCAAGCTCAGATAGATAAGCATGGCCAAATCGTAAACTCTAAGTTAAAAGGCATGAACCAGCAACAGCTAAATGATCTTAAAAAATCTTATGCTGAAAGAGCTATGGTTCTTAAAAAGTTTGAAAGACAACATGCTACTACTTATGAAAAAGCTACACTTCATGTAAAAACTTATGTAATAAAATCAAAAGCTGCAATTGCAAGTTTACAAAAGTTTACCGCAAAAGCTTCTGGAAGAATAGCAGGAGCACTTTCTACAGCATTCAATATCGCGGGTTGGATAGGAATTATATTACTGGCAGTAGACGGAATCAAAGCTCTTATTGATGTTTTCTTTCCTTTAGAAGAATCCGTAAAACAAGCAAACGAAGCTATTGAAGACTTTACAGATAAAAGCAAAACTTTAAATGAAGAACTAGATAAAACTGCCAAAACTGTTTTAGATATTGAGCTTTTAAGTGTGACAGAGCAAGTAGAAGCTATTGGTAAAGCTTTTCAGTCTGCGGATTTAAATGCAAAGTTTAAAGCTTTTGAAGCTCTTGATCCAAGCAACAGTAATTTTCCAGAAGCCGAGCAAGCATTTCGTGGCACGTTAAATGCTTTATCTGACTTGAACCCCGAGTTTAAGGAGCTGGCAAGTAGCTTAGATTTAAAAAATATAACTGAAGATGCAAAAAATAGTATGCTTGAATTAGCAAACTCTATAATGAATACAGGAGCCTCTATAGCTAATTTTAGACAATTAAATAGAGAGATGTTTGAAGAATTAGAGAGGCTCGCAGGAACTAATAAAAAATCATTAGATCCTACTGTAATGTTAAGAGAGAATATAACAAAACAAGTAAAGGAGGGCGAGCTTGCATTAGCTGGAGTCCAAGCACAAATAACAGAGATAGGAAATCGTACTAGTCAGGCCACAAAAGATGCACAAGCAAATTTAGATGATCTACAGGCTAAAAACGTAGATCGATTTACAACAGGAGCTTTTGGGGGAACAGCATCTTCCAGAGCAGCAGAAAAAGAGCGTCAATTAGCAGAAGCACGAGCCGCTCTTGCAAAAGCAGAGGCAGCAGACACCGCAGAAAATGCTAAACAGTTGGAAGAGGCTCAAGCACAAGCTGAAAAATTATCACAAGAATATGCATTTACTCTTGATATACAAGAAGAAATGAATAAAAGATCAGAGAAATTTAATACTATTCAAGAAACTATTAATTCAAATATTCAAAAAGAAAGCCAGCTTCGAACAAACGGACTAACAATAGATGAAAAACTACAAAATGTAGAAGCAGATAGGCTTCTTCAGTCAAATAAGCTACTTGAATCAAATAGACAGTTACTTGTAGCAGAATTAGAACACTCTGCCGCAACAAAAGAAGGGGCAAATGCAACAGCCGAACAACAAGCTAGAGCAATAGAAAATTTAGCAATTGCTAGATCAAATAATGCCGCAGCTGTTAAGGCAAATGAACTTCAAGAAGAGCTTAATTTAAGAAAAGAAAGACAATTACAGCTAGAAAAAATGCTGCTAAATACAGGCACTATTCCAGCTTTAAATACTCGACTAGAGAATACAAAAAAATTAGGAAATATTCAAGAGCAAATTCAGTTAGCAACAACAGTTGCAGAAGAAGCTCGCCTTAAAAATCAAGCGAAATTTTTAGGCATGGAAATGAATATAAACAAACAAAAATTGGAGCAAGTGCAGAGACAGTACGAAATAACTCAAATGGAAGAAGGTCCTAATAGAACAGCAGCCCAAGCTCTTTTAAATATACAAATAGAACAAACAAAGCAACTTGAGCGACAGTTACAGCTTCTTAAAAATCAAGGAGCAGAATTAGCTTTGGCAGGGCTAGATAGAGAGACAGACAGACTAAGAGGTGAAGTGCAAGATTTTAGCTTTAGTCCTGTTCAACGACGATTTAATCAAGAGCGCCGACGTATAGAAAATGAAAATGGCCCAATGGATCAAGAGCAGCTAAATAGACTAAAAGATGCGGTATTAGCGCAACAAGCTTTAAATTTTGAGTTAGAGTCTATGGATGCTTTATATAATACAATAAGTAATTCAATGACTCAAGCTCTTACTGGTCTTATTTCTGGAACAATGTCAGTAAAAGAAGCATTTGCTCAAATGGCAAAAGCAATAATACAGCAGTTAATTCAAATTATTGCTCAAATGATTGTAATGAGAATACTAATGTCGGCCTTTGGTATGGGTGGTGGTAGTGCTACATTTGCAGATGGAACTTCTTTTTCTAGTTTACAGACTCCTACTGGTATACCTTTTGGCCCTGCCGGAGGCGCTAGATATGGCGGAATAATGACTCCAAAAGGCTATGCTGCTGGTGGAATTGCTACAGGAAGGGATGGGGGATATCCAGCAGTATTGCACGGCACGGAAGCAGTAGTTCCTCTTCCTAATAATCGTTCCATACCCGTAGAGCTTGGTGGAAATGCGGGGAGCACAAATAATGTAACTGTAAATGTAAATGTTGATAATGAAGGAAGGGCAACTCAAACTTCAGAAGCCGATGGTATGGCCGGTGCAAATCTTGGAAAAGCAATTGCAAATGCAGTTCAACAAGAACTTTTGAATCAAAAACGTGCAGGCGGAATTCTTAGTCCGTATGGAGTAGCATAATGGCACGCGCTTTTAGTGTTACAATCAATAGAGATGATGTTCTTAGTACTCTAACTACAAAGTTTCCCTCTTCTGCAACTGAAGAGGATTATTTAGATATTTTAAATGAAATTTATACGGATTTTAATGCAATTGTAAGTGTGGATACTGTAGGTGCCGCTGATGTCAGTCGAGCTGAAGGAACTTATTCAAATGTTGCTTTTACAGGCGGTTCTGGTACAGGGGCAAGTTTTAATGTTACTATAGATGGAAGTGGGGCAGCCTCTATAACGCTAGTTAAAGGAGGAAAAGGCTACGCCGTCAATGATACTATAACTATAGCCGATACTGAACTAGGAAGTGGAGGAGCGGTCCCTTTAACCTTTGATGTTGCTGTTATTGCCACAAATCCTTCAAAAGAATTGAATTTTAATAGAAATACAAATAGAACCTCCACACATAGAACTCTTACTGCAAAATTTGGAGATGGATACGAACAAAGAGTTTTAGACGGAATAAATACAAAAAATGAAACTTTAAGTGCTCTTTTTTCGAATCGTGTTTGGCAAGAGATAGAGATTATCTCCGCTTTTTTAGATGCAAAAGCAGGAAGATCTTTTAATATAGTTTTACAGAGAGAAACATTGAAAGTTGTTTGCGAAAACTATAATGTTACTTATACTCAGCCAAATGTTCATACCCTTAGTGCAAACCTTAAACGAGTATACGAACCGTGACAGATATAATTGATACAGTACAGCTTCTTGATACGGGGGAAGCCTTAGTTCAACTTTTTGATATTACTTTGCCAAATTATGAAGATAATGAGGAGGCAGGTAACTATCATTTATTTAATGCAGAACAAGACGGACCCACTCAAGTATCCTTTAATCAAGTAGAGTATTTAGCAATTCCTATTCAAATAACTGGAATAGAAATAGCTTCTTCAGGTGCAATTGCTCGTCCTACTCTTACAATTGCAAATATTCCAAGTTTGACAGGGGGTGTATCAAATTCAGAAACTACACTTGATTTAATAAGAAGAGGCGGTATAAGTATAGGTATTTCTGGAGCGACTCAAGCAGATCCAGTTGTAATTACAACAAGTGAAGATCATACCTTAATCACGGGAGATAAAATAGAAATAACTGGTATCGGAGGAATGACCGAGTTAAATAATAAAACTTTTTACGTTAATAGATTAAGTACCACTACAGCAGAATTGTTTACTACAAGTGATTTAAGCACTTCCGAAGATGGAACATCTCATACGGGATATACTAGTGGAGGCACTTTAACAACTCAAGGGGGCCCTTTAGATGTTAATTTTGAAAGAAACGAAGATCTAATTGGTACAAAAATAGTTTATCGCCAAACTTTTGCTTCAAAATTAAATAAGGCTGGCACTTCAGAAACAGAGTTTCCTCCTCAAACATACTATGTAGACAGAATTGCATCGGAAAATAATATATTTGTAGTTTTTGAGCTTGCATCTCCTCTTGATCTGGAAAAAGCAAGAATTCCCGCAAGGGAGGTGATAGGGCAATATTGCGCTTGGAGATACCAAGGAGTAATAGAAGGTTACGGAGGAGGATGTTTATGGAGCTACAATGGAGATCAGCATCGATTTTTTCGAGACGATGATACTGCTTTACCAGATATAAGCACAATTACTGCATGGGCAACCGGAACTTCTTATAATGCTGGTACTTTAGTAAAAACTGTAGATGTTACTACAGGACAAATACAAATATGGGAAGCGGTTTTTGCAAACTCTGGAAAAGACCCCTTATACTTTAGAAAATACTGGAAACGTGCTGATCTTTGTGGAAAAACTTTAAATTCTTGTAAAATTCGGTTCCAAGGATATAGTAAAGTAGTTTCTTCTATAGCAGCATCAGATACTGATGCTGTAATTACTTTTGCTGCCGAAACCCCCTTTTCAGTCGGAGATTCTGTAAGAGTCGTATTTAATCCTAGCAGTCATGCGTTTGCGAGTGATTTCGGAGAATCTTATCATACTATCTCAGCGGTAGATAATAGTAACCCTTATACAATTACCGTACCTGTAGATATTAGTGGTACTGATGGATCGGCAACCTATACGGCATATGTAGATAAAGCTTTAGATCAAAGATACTATCTTCCCTTTGGAGGATTCCCGGGTTCGAGAAAGTTCCGATGATAGAAGAAATACAAAAGCATTTTGAAAAAGAATATCCTCGAGAAGGGTGCGGAATAATTGGTATAGTAAAGGGTAAAAAACGATGGTTTCCTTGTGAAAATGTTGCACTAGATGAAGATAATTTTATTTTATCTTCTTCCGATTATTTAAGTATAAAAAGAAAAGCAGATATTTTTGCAATTGTACATAGTCATCCTGATGCTTCTAGTGAGGCTTCTCAGCATGACATAGATTCTTGTAATGCTTTGGGAATTCCTTATTACATATTTAGTTATCCTGAAATGGATTTAAATATTGTAGAGCCTACTAAAAGAGCTTATCCGTTAATAGGCAGAGAGTATAAATTTGGAATAAAAGACTGCTTCGAAGCTATGAGAGACTATCTAGAAACTAAAAATATAACCATACCTCCTAGAATTCTTTTTGAAGATAACTGGTGGGATCGAAATTTAAATTATTTTTCTACAGAAGTTATAGAAAAGTGGGGTGGAAAAGAGATACCTCTGCCAGATATGAAACCAAATGATGTTCTTATTTTTAAAATGAGGCATACTGTTCCTGACCACTGCGGCGTATACTTGGGAAATGATATTTTCTTTCATCATGCAGAAAATAGGCTTTCTTGCAGAGAAAATCTATACCCGTTTTGGGCAGAGCACTTAGTAGGAGCATATAGATATGTTGCGTAAAGTATACTTAGAAGGAGAAATCGCAGATAAATTTGGTTCCGAATTTGATATGGATGTTTCTAATTTTGGAGAAGCTATTCAATGTTTTGAGACTAATTTTAATAATTTTCGTAACTATTTAATAGAGTGCCAAGAAAAAGGTATTGGATTCGTTTGTTCAGTTGAAGGAAAACCTATAGAAGAAGATCATGAAATGCTTTTTAACTATCCGGAAGGATCTTTTACCTTACAAGCTGTTCCTATGGGCTCAAAAAGAGCTTTAGGAAAAATTATTGCAGCTATAATAATAATTTATATATCGGTTCAATTAGGTCCTGGATTTGGGGAATCATTAACTGCAATTATGCAAGGAACTGCTACAGCGGCTAATTATTTAACAGTAGCGGGTGTTTTTGTAGGTTTAAATTTAGGAATGATGGGAGTACAACAACTTCTTGCACCCGATCCTTCTGTAGACTTAGATAATCAACAAGACAATAGTTATCTTTTTCAAGGAGCAGGCCAAAATATAATAGAAGGAGAGCCTGTCCCAATATTATACGGAAAATTACGAATCCCTGGAAGGCCCATATCTTTTGAAATTAAAAATGAAAATAGAAGCTTCACAGACTATATACAACCAGGCTTAGATTTTGTAGTTCCAGATGATTCTGGAGGAAATAGTTCTAATGGAGGAAGTGACCAGCCTTCGGAAGATCACGGACCAACTCAAAAGTTTAAAGAGAAGTAGGAATATAGAATGACAACAGGATCTACAAAACAATATATTGGAGTAATTGATATGCTCTGCGAAGGCCCTATTCAGGGCTTAGTAGATGGCAGTAAAACTTCTGTGTACGTTAATGACGTACCTTTTGAAACCTCGGATGTAGTCGGATCTTTAACAACATCTTCAGGAACTACACTAGGTTTTGCCACGCTTGACTGTACAGCAAATAGTACTAGCATTACGGATGTGCAAGGGTTATCTATTAAAGAAGAGGATGTCGGAAAATTTATAATTGCAAATGTAAGAAGCTGTCCAGTAAGCGTAACTTTTTCTTATGCTCAAATGATAGGAACTCTTGTTACATTAACCGGTACAGATGCAAATAACAAGTTAACAAGTGATTTTACTTCTAGTAATGATAATACTTCTTTTGTTAGAATAACAAATTCTACTGGATTTAGTATTGAAAGAGACATTAATGTTTACAACACTGCTGGAAACGGTTCAGCAATTATAGATACTCCTGGTACAGCTACTTTTCAATTTTGGGATACGAGTGATTCATACACAGTAACCTTAGTAAGAGCCAGAAAAATAGCAAGCGTTGATGAAGCAAATAATACTTGTACTATTGAAAGTGTATTTGATAGTAGTATTTCATTAAATAATGCTGAATTTTATATTCAAGATGAGAGAGCTCAAAATTCTGATTCTTTTGCAGCTAACTCTGTTAGTGTTGTATCTAAGGTGGATAATTCTACTGTTCAATTCAGGACTGGAGAACTTTATCAAAATCCAGTTACTTCTGTTTATAGTCTTTCCGGAGGAGTAAGTATTACCGGATCAGGTGCCGGAGTTGAACTTCTGCAGTCAAATGATTCTACTAGTCCGGATACAGAGAATTATGGTTTTGTTAGTTATGATATTACTGGTTATCCTACAGGCCAATCTTTTGCTAAAAACTCAGGCCCTGCTCTTGTTATTCCAAGTAGTGGAGGAACTGGGCCTAATTTTAATCTAACAACTGCTCAAAGAAGCCAAGTCGACGAGATTAATATCAGAATAAATTATGGTACCTTGATAACCTATGATAATACTTCCGGTGATAAGTCAAATGCAGCAGGAATTTATGTATTTCAAATAGCTTTAAATAGAAATGGCAGCTGGAGTGCATATAATACTTTATTTAGTCAATATGGTGGAAAGATTGTTCATAGTGCTAGAACTACTGCGCCAGTAAGCTTTGGACATACTATAGGATTAACTCGTTTTAAGCCCTTTGATGACTTTAGAATTCGTGTAATTCGTCTTACTCGTCCGGAAGGGTTGCCTGTTTGGACAGATGGAAGTAATGGAGGCAAAACTAATAAAGATGACTGGACTTGCAAAGCTAATTCATCAATATCTGGATCAGATTTAACTGCTACTATTAAAGATAATTTATCTTATCCATATACTGCGCATGCAGCAGTTAGTTTTTCTTCTAAATCTTATTCGTCTTTACCTACTCGTAGTTACTTGCTTCAAGGTAAAAAAGTAAGAATTCCTAGTTCGTATACTCCTCGAGAATATACTGAGGATGGAATTGCAAAATATGACAACTATTGGGATGGTACTTTTAAGAAAAATCCAGATACAGGGAAACATTTACTATATTATACAGATAATCCTGCTTGGGTTTTTTACGATATACTAACCAATGATCGCTATGGCGTTGGAAAATGGATTGATAAAGATATTATAAATAAGTTTTCACTTTACAGAATATCAAAGTATTGTGATGAACTTGTAGATGATGGTAAAAAATACTCAGGAGGAAGTAGTCTAACCGTAGGAAATACCTATAAAATTAAAGAAATAGGTACAACCGACTGGACAGTGGTGGGGGCCGCAAGTAATACTGTCGGAGTCACTTTTATAGCAACCGGTACTACTGTAACTGGGACAGGAATAGCTTTTGGACAAGAGCCCCGTTTTCGTGCAAATTTATTTTTTACAAGGCCTACTGAAGTATATAAAGTACTTAAAGATATGGGCACTGTTTTTCTTGGAATTCTTTACTGGCTTGATGGAAAAATTACTCCAGTACAGGATGTACCAGGAGAGCCAATTTATACATTTTCAAAATCAAATGTTATTAATGGCATTTTTAACTATGAAAGTAGCGGTAGACAAACTCGCGCAAATCAAGTTGTCGTAACTTGGAATGATCCAAAGGTAAATTATGAGCAAGTTCCTCTTATAGTAGAAGATAGAAATGATATAGTTGCACAAGGAAGAATTATATCGGAGCAAGCAGTTGCTATGGGAGCTACATCAGAAGGACAAGCTCTTCGATATGGGCGATGGAAACTCTGGACTGCTCAAAACCAAACAGAAATTATATCTTTTCAAACAGGACTTCAAGGAGCCTATCTACGTCCGGGAGACATAATTAATGTTCAAGATAGAGACCGTTATGGAGTCGACTTTAGTGGTCTTGTAAAATCTTTTGACTCAAGTACGGGCGCAGTAACTTTCGATAGAGCTGTTACAAGTCTTTCAAATGCTTCCACTTGGGAGCTAAACACAGTTGTAACTAACTTTGCAGCTTTTTATACTGGCGTAGACCCTATTCATATAGAAAATTCTACGGGACATAAAGTATATGCTCCCGGAAGTGGAATTACAACTTTTAATAAAGGAGATAGATTTACTTCAATTTTTTGGTATCCCGATGCTGATGAAGTGGCAAATTTAGGCGAAGTTAACGGCCTGTATGCGTACTATTCGAGTTCAAACCCTCCAGGATATGAAGCAGAATTAACAAGTAATGCTAATGATATCTATGATTTAAATGCTTCTGAAGCCGAAAGTGTCATATCTCAAGCCCATTATCTAGTTGCAGAAACTGGAGGGACTCTTGGGGCCACCGGATCTCCTAGTGGGTCAGGCTATTCAGCGTATGCGCTTCCCTTAGATTGGAAAGAGCATACTTATGTTGTAAAAAAAGCTGGCACATTAAATAACGATAAAAATGTTTTTACTCCTACAGTTACATATAATGTTAATGAGTACCCCGCAGCAGGAAGTGTTTGGGCTTTGTATTCCGAAGACTCTGCAGGACGAAATATTTTAGGAACTACAAAACAGTATCGAGTTCTTGGAATAGAACAAAATGACGAAAAACATACTTATGGAATTTCTGCAGTAGAACACTATAATGTTAAATATGATGCTATAGATAAGGACTATAGTTTAGGAGCAACTCCAGAAAATGTATTTCCTACAATTGAAGACACTGATGAAGATGTTCCCGCCCCGGGAAATATTTATGTTGTACTAAAAACAGATTCTACAAAAAATGGAGAAGAGTTTGATATAGAATGGACAACTCCTCAAGAGAGTTATATTGATAGCTCTGGGACTACTCGTACAAGAGATTATTCTTTCTTTAGTGAGTATGAAGTTTCTCATACTGTTCCAACTCTTCCTAGTCCTTTACGAACTACTCGTAACTCTATTGAATTCACAGGAGTTCCTGATGGTCAATACGTATTTAGAGTTCGTACTGTATCAAGAAAACAAAACTACTCTCGCTATACTTCTACAGAATATGCAGTAGATGATCCTTTTGCAACCGATGTTCCTAGAGTAGTGGGGGGATTACCAAAAGGATTAATTGCGAATAGTACTTTTTATAAGGTAGCCGGGTCTGATTCTTTAGACTATGACTCTTTGTATAGGTTGGAATGGGAAAGTTCTACTCCTATAGGTCACTCTATTGGAAGTGAGTTTACTTTAAGCTCTGCTAATACTGCAATTAGTGTCTCTCTAAATGATATTCCTCTTTACGGACTAATAAATAACGGGTTTCCTCGAGCAGAATATTCGCCGGGTACTTATCCTGCGGATAGAGGAGTAGATGGAACCGAGCCAGACGACACTTGGCATTATTTACTCTTTGATGGAGGAAACTGTACTTTAGCTCACTGGAATACTACAACTCTTGATGGGCTTCCTTTTATGCAAAAAATTCCAGAGTTAGAAGAGCCCGAGCAAGTTGGTGGCCAAATTCATGGTGAAATTTCTGGGTATAGAGGGGCTAGACAGTCTTGGACCTGGATGGGGACTGCGCTTACTCTTCCTGCAGGAACAAATAAATTAAAAGGAGAAACCAGTGGCCCTTGGCAAACTTACTGGGCCAATTCTAACAGCGGATTAAAACCCCGAGATATTATTCATTTCGATGGTTATAATAGTGATGGTAGGGGTTTTGCACATTTTAAATTAGATAATCTTTCTGTTCTTTCCGCAAAGCAAACCGCGGAAGTAGATATTCGTGCTTATTGGGAAGACGAAGGCCCGGGCAATGCGGCCAATAATGTTAATATAGCTACTGACCTTCAATGGGACGACGGAGATATAGTAAGTTTTGAAAGAGTAGAATACGGGACTGGGGACCCCAGCCCTCTTAATGGAAATTATTATTATGTAAATGTTAGCTACCATCAGTCTTCGGCTTATGAAAAATGCTTACTTTATAAAACCTATGAAGCAGCAGTAAATCCGACTAGTGTAGAAGAAACTGCTGGAAGTTTTACAATAAATGAAGAGTATACTATTATTTCTGTAGGAACTAATACGACTTGGTCAGACGTAGGAGTATCCGGTACTGCTGCTGTAGGAACTACTTTTATAGCATCTGCAGCTGGTTCGGGAGATGGTAAAGCAATACTTTCTAAGCACTTAGTATCTTCTTCCGATATTGGAGGAACTTTTAAGTCATATACTGGGTATATTTATAGAGCAAAAATAAAAGCAGCAAAAGTAACTGCGGTACTAGATGATCACACGGTACTTCTTGATAGAAGTTTCGAAGAAGATATTACTACAAGAACTATTTATAGACTTACTTATAGACCAGGATATAATAATGATGCCGTATTTGGAAGAGTTAAGTGGAGCGGTTATGATAGCTCTGCAGGGGCGCATCAATTTACTTTAGACAAGTTTATCACCGTAGACCCTGGATTAGTTGTAGAAGGCCTTCAAGTTCTTGTGACTCCCTCTATTCCTATTATTCAGTACAACTCTGATGGAAGTAATCAAACTACAAATGTAGATGGGCCTATAACTGTTCGGGTCGATGCAATTGGCTTTAAAAATCCTCAATTTAGAATAATTGAAGTTGATGGCAGTGGAAATACTATAGATTATGATCCTACTCCTTTACCGAGTTTCAGTAACCCTACATCCCAAGGAGGCTTTTTCTATACTCAAGAAATTGCAACCGAAAGTGAAGCAGATGATATAGGATTTGAACAAGGAGTTCCTGTTACAATTCGTGCAGAAGTGCGTGAATCCAAAGCAATAGATATTAATGCATATGGCGAGGGACAGATAACAAAAGTAACTTCAGGTTCTGATGGTACTGATGGAAAAACAGTTCATGTTGCAGCAGATGACTATAGTATTATTTATGATGAAAGTGGTTTAAATCCTCTACTTAACGGAAGTAATAGAACAATAACTTTTACTGCAGAAGCGTTTAATTTTACAAACCCGGTATTTAAGTGGATATTTACAGGATCTGGGCTAGCAGACTCTACCGCTTTTACAACGAGCGATAGTACTCAAGCCGGTTATACTTGGGGGCAGTTCAAAGATAATGATACTGGAAATGATTTTATTTCTACAGCAACTATTCAAGTTCCTGCGTCTTATAATGGTAACTGGGGAAATAATCAAAATCAGAGACAGTTTAGTGTAAGAGTAGAAGTTGCGGAATCTTCTGGAGGAACTCCTACTACTGAAGCTTTTGATGAAATATCAATTATAGGTGTTCATGCTCTGAAGGGCGGCTACTGGGCAAT